CGTTGGCCAACAGCCGCACCATGATCGGCATCGACGACTCAGGCACTAACGCCTGCTGCGCGCCGGACGATGGGATCCAGCGGTTGCCATCACGGTCGACGCCAACCCGGTCAATGATAATGTTGTCGGTGAGGTGCAGCTCGAGCAGCAGGGCATAGTCGGCGCGGGTATCGCGCAACAGCCGATCGGCGTCGCGCAAAAATACCGGGCTGTCCAACTCGGCAGTTTCTTGCGCCCGGTGCAACACCGCGTCGGCAATGGTGCCGCGCTCGAGATAGATCAGATACCCCGCGCCGCAGATGATCACCAGCACGATCATCGCCACGGCCTTCCACGGCGCGGACATGAACGCGAGCACACGATCGAGCACGCCGACGATGGCACCAGCGTCCGGCTTGCGACTCGCCGGTTCATTTTCCGCCATCATCGTCCTGCTCACGCACGACGCGATGCTCGGCCGGGAAATAGCGCCAGCCCGGCACCGCGTTCGAGCGGAATTCCTTGGTGCGGCTGCGCTGCGGAAAGGCGCGCAGCGTCGCCTTGTAGAGTGCCGCCAGCACCGCCAGCGCCTTTTCCTCGCTGAACTCACCCATGGTCTCGCGTCCCCATCCGCGTTCGAGCACGAGATTGACGGCGGCGATGGCGGCCTGCCGATCCGGCCCGCGCATCGCCCGCAACAGCGCTTCGAGCTCTGGATGCCGGGTCACAGCACCCCGCGGATATTGCGCCGTAGCGGCTGCGACAGGCGCGACACGCCGTAAGCCGCGGCGATATAGGCCGCCGGCGCGAACGAAAGGCACAAGGCATCGGCCGAGTCGGGACTGGGGATGCCGCGCGAGCGCAGCTGATCCTTGCTTTCGACGCGCAGCTTGCCGTCGGAGGAAAACCCATAGCGCGGCGCGCAGAGATCATCGCGCAGCTGGTCATCCCAGGGCAGCGACACCGTGCGATTGTCGAACCAGTCGCGCACCGATTGCCACAGCTCATCGCGCAGCCGCACGAATCGCCCTTCCGACGACGGTGATTCCGACACGTTGACATCGATCGCCGGCAAGCGGAGCTCGCGCAGCCGATCGGCGACCGGCCCACCGAGCCCGATGGCGTCGACCACGATCGCCTGCGGCGGATTTTCCGACGTGCGCTTGAATTCGGCGACGATGGCGCCGGTCAGTTGCATCCCATCGAACCCGGTCCAGCGCCGCGGCGGTTCGATGATCGCCGTGCCCTGGCGCTTGATCAGGCAGCTCGCATCGGTGCCGAATCGCGCCACGTCGAGACCCCAGATCAGCGGCGCCACCGCATCGATCGTCGCCTCGCGCCGCATCGCGTCTTCGACCAGCACCGCCGGGATCAACGTATCGCCTTCGGCGAGCGGAAACTCGCCGAGAACGCGAATCCGATACTGATTGCTGTCGGTGCCGTAACGGGCGGCGATTTCCTCCGGGTATTGCGGCCCGACGCGCGGATTGCCGAGCGCCGGCACCTTCAAGGTGAACCAGCGATCCTTGTCCAAGGTGTGCGAGCGCCAGAACGTGCCGACCGTGCGGGTCGGATTGCCGGCCATGATGGTGATGGCGCCGACCGTGCTCATCGAGCCGCCGGCCGCCTCGAAAACCGGTTCCGGCACGCCGGCCGCCTCATCGATCACCAGCAACACATGCTTGGAATGCACGCCCTGCAGCGAATCCGGCGTCTCGGCGCGCGAGGTGCGTGCGCTGATGAACGCATCATCCGGCCGGGCTTTCAGCGAGACATGATCCGACTGAATGTCCAGCAGCATCAGCCAGGCGTCGGGCAGCCGCTGCAGCCAGCTGCGCATGTCACTCCACAGCGCGTCGAACAATTGCGGCGCGCTCGGTGCGGTGACCACGGTCTTGCAGGGAAACCGCGTCAGCAGGAACCAGATCATCGTCCAGGCCAGGGTCGTGCTCTTCCCTACGCCGTGACCGCTGCGGATCGAAATCCTGGTGTGGCCGCGCCCGAGCGCGGTCAGCACATCGCGTTGCCACGGATCCGGCTCGGCACCGAGCACCTCGCGCACGAACGCCACCGGCTGGCGGGCATAGCGCTGCAACAGCACGGCGAAGGCGTTGCGGGACGCGCTGAGCTCGGCCACCGATGGCGCGGTGGCGCTCATTCGTCGTGCGGCGCCAGGCGGATGTGGCTCACCAGGTCGTCCTGGCGGAATTTCTCGATGATGCGGGTCAGCCGCGCGGCATCGGCGCCGTTGAGCGGCTTCTTGAGCGCGCCGACCCGGGTGATGAAGTCGACCTGTGAGGTTGAGAGCTCATCCGAGCGCCGCACGCAGAGCCGAATCGCGCTGTCCTTGTCCAGCCCGTCGAAGCTCTGCGCCACCGTCTCGGTCATGCCGCGGCCTCGACACCAGGCCGCACGTTGGCGAACACGCGGCGCCCATGTTCGGCGCAGTAGCGCTGGCCGCGCGCGAGCGGCACATCGCAGAACCGCCATGGTTTGCCGTCGCTGAGCACGAACGGGCAGGTTTCGTCGCCTTCACGGCGCAGTGCCTGCGCCACTGGCGCGACCACCGGCGCGCATTGCGGCGGCAGCGGCGGGCGATCAGCGAAACTCGGCGGTTTGGCCGCCACCACCTGCTGGTGCAGCCGCTCCTTGCGCCGCCGATCCTGCAGGGTTCGCCGCGCCGGGCGCTCGGGGGCGGTCCGGCCGATCGGCGTGCCGCGCGGCGCCAGGCCGAGCCGCTTGCGCAGACTGGCGCACGAGTTCTTGCCGATCCCGGTCAGGCGGACGATCTCGCTGAGCTTCTCGCCGGCGTCCCACAGCGCGGTGAACTGCACGACTTGCGCGTCGCTGTGCCTGGTCTGGGACCAGCCGATGCGGCCCAGCGAGGCGCAGCGGCGCGAGCAGAACAGCAACCCGGTGTTGCACAAGCAGCCGCAAAAATCGCAGAGTTTGCCACTCATGGCGGTTCCTCCCCGGGCGGATCTTCCGGCTGGTCCGCTGCGCGCTCGCGCATGGCATCCCACAGCGGCAGCGCTTCCTCAGGCAGCGGCGGCGGCAGCAGCACGTCGCTGAAATCCTCCGCCGTGCCGTCGATCGGCGGCGCCTCGAGGTCGGCGGCCACCGCGCGGGCTTCCTCGAGCCGCTGCACGGCGTAGAGGTGCAAATGCAGCGCCTGGCCCATCGAGCCGCTGACTTCGACCTCTTGGCGCGGCTTACCCCACCCACGATCAGCCAGTGCATTGGCCGCCGCCACCCGCGCCGACGGATTGTCGGTGGCATTGCGGCACACATCGACCCAGGCGCGGATGATGTCGGGGGCGTAGCGGCGGGCCAGCGCGGAAATCTCGCGCTCGGACGGTCGGCCGCCAGGATTGCCTGACCTGCCGGGTTGAAACCCAGGATTTGGGCTGCCGCGGCGGAACATCGTGGTTTCGCCGCGGCTCATCGCGGGCTCCCACACCCAACAGCTGATTTTTTTTCAATCACCGGGCGGATCACAAATTTTTCTCCCGCACGTCCGTGGGGTTGCCATCGGCGACGGCCCTTCCGGCGACCGCGGCGGGGGGGGTCCGCCGCGGTCGCGCTGGTGACTGGCTGGCGCCGAGCCCGGCTGGGCCGGACTCGCAACATGCAGGGTGCAACGCCAGGGTGCAGGCTGGCAACCCCTTGATTTAAGCCGCCGATTTTATGTCAGCTTATTCCCCATAGGCTGACATGCCAGCCCAAGCCCAACGTCGGGCCATGGTTTCAGCCGCTTAGGCTCGAGCTCGAGCGCTCGAGCCGCCAGCTGGCCAGCCAAGCCCGACGACTGGCACGCGTGCGCCCAGGGTCAACCGTTGTTTTGAGCGCCACGGATCCGAGCCTGATCAATCACTTGCGAGTGGTCACCAAGGCGTTAGCCACCGTTCCTAACGCGCAACCGGTTGTGAGATCGTAGAGGCATTTGTGCGACAAAGCGGGCCGTAAGCCCTTACTCTCTCTCTCTTCTCTACAATCTCTACAATCTCACACACACACCGCACGTGTATGTGTGCGCGCGCGCATGTGGTGCAAACAGCGTAGAGATTGTTGAGATTGTAGAGGTCGTCGCTAAGCCATTGATACTGGCCCGCTAGTCGATACCAAACCGCAACCGGGTCTCACAATTACCTCTACAATCTCTACAATCTCTACAATCTCTACGTTTGCCGAGCGCTTGCCTGCAATTCGTAGCAAGCTGGATTGCCCGGTATGCCGGCCATCACCCTGCTGCCATGGGCCAGGGTATGGCAAGCGGGAATATTGCCGCGGCCGGCCGCATGAGCGGTTGACAAGTCCGGCCGCTGTATTCATATTGAACACACACCAGCCGCATCGGGCGGCCGGTTTATCCCGCGCCAAGGGGGCGCCCCATGAATCAGTATCAGCAAGTCACCGACCGTATCGTTGCCATGCTCGAGCAAGGCGTGCCGCCGTGGCATCGGTCATGGAAAAGCGGCATTGGTCCGGCCGGCGGTTTCGTTCGGCCGTTGCGCGTCACCGGCGCGCCCTATCGTGGCGTCAATACCGTCAACCTCTGGGCAGCATCGCAGATTCACGGCTATGCCTCGCCCTATTGGCTGACGTTCAAGGCGGCTAAGGATCTGGGCGCCTATGTGCGCAAGGGGGAAAAATCCGAGCTCGCGTTTTTCGTCGGGCGCATCACTAAGACTCGCCAGGATGACAACGGACAAGACGTTGACGATAGCTTTAGCTTTCTGCGGGCTTACAACGTCTTCAATGCGTCGCAGATCGATGATCTGCCGGCTCGCTTCACCGGCGCCCGGACGGCAGAGCCTACGGTGGAAAACGGCCGGATGCCGGAGGTCGACCATTTTGTCACAGCAACCGAGGCAACCGTGCGGCATGGTGGCGACAAGGCGTTTTACATGCCGTCGACCGACGCTATCCAAATGCCGGTATTGAGCGCGTTTCATACGCCAGCCGATTATTACGCGACATTGCTGCATGAGCTCACCCATTGGACGGCGCCGGAAAAGCGCTGCGATCGCACGCTCGGGCGCCGGTTCGGCGATAACGCCTATGCGGCGGAGGAATTGGTTGCCGAGCTCGGTGCGGCATTCCTGTGCTCGGATCTGGGCATTTCCGCCGCGCCGCGCGTCGACCATGCGAGCTATCTGGCCAGCTGGATCAATGTCTTGAAGACCGACAATCGCGCCATCTTCCGGGCGGCGGCACTTGCCGAGCGGGCGGCCGGCTTTCTGCACTCGCTGCAGGATACCGGCGCGAATGACGATGCACTTGACGCCATGGCGGCATAAAAGGGGCGCAAGCAATGAACGCTACACGTCTGCAATCCGGTCCCGCCTGGCGCATTGCGCCAGTCGGAACCACCGAGATCTATCTGCTGCGATACAATCCAGACGGTCACGCCATAGTCTGCTCGCGTGGCCAGAGGCAACGTTGGGCAAAAGTGCCCATGACAATCGACGCACGCGATGTATTCGCCACGCGCGAGCAA